CGGGAGAAGGTCATCGCAGGCAAGTATCTGGTGACAGTCAAGACCATCAGCAAGCAGGAATACGTGGTGAAGGCGAGACAGGAGCGCAGAGTCTCTATCTCTCGCCTCTGAGGAGAACAACATGGGAAACCGCATGATAAAAGAGACCATCCGCACAAGCCGGTCGGTCGGAGACATGACGGATTTTCAGTTTCGGACCTGGGTGTACCTCATCACCTACGTGGATGACTACGGCAGAGGAAGTGCAGACCCGGAGCTTTTGAAGGGGCTGGTATTCACGCGGCGCAAGGGCGTGACGGAAGCGACTATCGAGAAGACGCTCTCAGATTTAGCGAACATGGGCTCCATTCGTCTCTACGAAGTAGACGGCGAGCGGTACTTCTGTTTTCCGAACTGGAGCGAGCACCAGAGAGTCCAGCAGAAACGCTCTAAATACCCGGAGCCTCCTGCCTTTGACGGCAATTCACAAAAATCCACGGTGGGTCACGGTGAGCCACCGTCTGAACCAGAAACCGAACCAGAAGAAGAAACCAAAACCGAAGACGAAGGGGAAGAAGAATATTGCGCCGAGCACGGCTGCGCCGACTCCGCGCCCCCTGTCATCGCCCTGCCCCTCAACGACAAAACGGAGTATCTTGTGACAGACGGGGATTTGAACGAGTGGCAGTCTCTCTACCCTGCTGTTGACGTGATGCAGGAGCTCCGCAATATGCGAGGCTGGCTTCTGAGCAACCCTGCCAAGCGGAAGACACGGAACGGCATCAAGCGCTTTGTGAACTCCTGGCTTGCCAGAGAGCAGAACAAGGGCGGAAGCGCCCCGGCTCCCCAGCGGCAGAGCCGCGGCAACGGTCGCAGAGACCCAATGGATGAGCTGAGTGCCCTGCACCAGCAGTTTGCGCAGGAGGAGGGCTACTGATGACCAAGACGGAGATGACAGAGCTCTTTGCTGTGATGAGCCTTGCATGGCCCAACGCCGAGATGTTCAAGAACGGCGTGGGCAAGCTGGGACCGACGATAGCGCTCTGGACAGCCTGCCTTGCAGACCTGGACTACGCCACGGCGCAGAAGGCGATGGTAAAGCTATGTAGGGAGTGCAAATTCCCTCCTGCCATCGCCGAGCTGCGCGAGGCGGCTGAGAGGGTGAACGCCGAGATAGAGGGCGAAGTCCACACAGCCTATCTCTACGCGAGAAACGCCGTTATGCTGGCGGAGACACGGGGAGAAACGCTGGAGCAGGTGTACCGCGAGCTCCCCACCAGGAGCCGCAAGGTCATCGACGCGCTGGGCGGCATGGAAGCCTTCGCTCCGTCAGACAAGCCGATGTTCAATATGCACGGCTTTACGGAAACATACGAGCGGATGCTGAGGAGTAACCCTGCCGGACTCCCAGGCGCTGGGAGCGGCAGGAAGCAACTGGGCGAATAATCGCATAGGAGGTGGAGCAACGATGCCGAGAACGTGGTGCTGTCCGTTTTTCTCATGGGAGGACGGGCTCAAACTGCACTGTGAGGGCGGATGCCTGGTATTCAGAGATGCCGAGGAGCGGCGGAACTATGTGTACCAGTACTGCGCCGATGTTCCCGGATACCAGAACTGCTCCATCGCGCAGAATATCACGAAACGCTACGAGAGGAGCGAAAAACATGAGGAACATCGACAAAATCAAGAGTCTGGAGCATGAGCTGGGACGCTACCGAAAGAAGGTAGCCGACCAGCAGAAGGAGAACGACCGCCTCCGCGCCGAGTTGGACACAGCGATGCAGGGCACCAAGGAGCTGAACGTGGTGGTGGACAGCCTTATGGCTGAAATCACCGTAGCCCACGGCGAGGTCAAGGAGGAGGGTGTGTGGGAGTTGGTCATCCCCCTGGTGAGCATCCTGCGCAATACCAGAGACTACCACGTGATGGCTCGCGTCTCTGAGGACAACGACAGCTACACCGTGCGCGTCATCCGCCGGGAGGCGGAGGAAACGGAGGGCGAGGATGGCAAAGCCTAACAGCTTCATCATGCGGATGCAGGCGGCGCAAGCCATCGAGATGGAGAAGGCACGGCTTTTCACCATCCAGCAGTGCAAGGACATGATGCTGATTGCCGCCAATGAAGCCTTCGGCTTCGGCGCGGAGCGGCTGAAACGGCTGAGCGACGCCTATGACGCGAGCTTCATGGAGTACGCCAACATGACCCTCTCTGACGCGAAGGAGGACAAGCAACTCTGGTTTACCAAAGGCAAGGTAGACCAACAGCTTGAGAAAATCTGCGGTGAGTACTTCATCCCCTGGGAGGAGCGCTATGGGCGTTGACATGAAGGACATCGCCCGTTTCAGCCCCGATGCCCAGCGGCAGATACTGCGGAAGCTGGGAGAGGAGGCACAGGCAAAGGAAGCGGCGCGGAAATACCACAACCAGCCGGACACCAGAGGCGAGCTGCACTTCGACTCCAGGAAGGAAGCGAGGCGCTATGACGAGCTGATGCTGATGCTCCAAGCCGGGAAGATACGAAACCTGCGCTTGCAAGCCCAGTACACGCTCCAGGAGAGCTTTATCACGCCGGAGGGACACCGAGTGCGTGCCATCCGATACGTGGCTGATTTTGCCTACGAACGCCCCACAACGCCGGACAAGAATGGTACTATTTTCTGGCTTCCCGTGGTGGAAGACGTAAAAAGCAGGGCGACCAAAACGCCCCAGTACGGCATGAAGAAGAAAATGCTGTACGAGAAATATCATATCGAGATACAGGAGGTTTGAACTATGTTTGAAGGAAATGCTGTATGTGAAGCCAAGCGCGTGGCCGGTATCTGCGAGGTATCCAAGAAGAACGCCGAGCTCATCATGGACATCAACGCCGGGATGGATACCCTGCTGGAGCTTCTGGTGGGTCCTGCCAACTGCGGCGAGAACCGCGTGGAGAAAGCGCCCGACTGCCTGGGTGCTGACATGGCGAGACAAGCTGAGATGCTCGGCGAGATGCACGCGAAGCTGAGCCGCGCCATCTCCGCGCTGAACGGGTGAGCGCCTATGAGAGTACAACTCGGAGACATCGTGATGCGCAAGCCGGAGACCATCCCTGTCCGCGAGGATGATGCGGAGGCCATCGGCAAGAAGAAAAAGCGCAGTGACCAGAACAGACAGCCGCAGGAGAAGATGATGCGCGGCACGGTCGTGTACATCCATCCGCAGGGGCGCTTCCACACGGTCGCTTTCCAGACTCCTGGCGGCATCATCCGCGAGAGCTTTCTGGGGGTGGAGAGATGAAGAAAACGCCTGTATGCAGCCAGTGCGAGCACATGAAGATGTACGGCAGACACACCAGCACACGTATGGAGTGTATGTGCCTGCACAAAGCCGCCGTCGAGACCTTCAACCGCGTGTGCCCCAGGAGCCCCAGGATGGCAGGCTTTATCTGCTACACGGAGGTGGGCACAAAGGTCTTGCAGACCAAGACATCGCCCAAGTGGTGCCCGATGCGCGAGGAGAACGCGCCGCAGGAGCCGGAGCAGCTCGACCTATGCAGACCGTGCGCCTGCGAGTTGGAGGCTGAGGGAAAGATACTGCGCCCCGTCCGCCGCGGTGTAGACCAGAAGGTCAACTGCTCCAGATGCCAGCGCAGACGCTACGGCATGACATACGAAATAGACCGCTGAGGCGCTTATGGGAGAGAGGGAGAACCCCTCTCTCTTTTTCTTTTTATATTTTCTTTTTCTCTCTGAGGAGAGGGAGAGAGGGTCTCTCCCCCTACCCCCTCTCTCTCCTGGGATGATGTTTCACATGAAAAAATTAGGCAGAGCTCTCTTGACGCAATTTTCGGAAAAGACTGCTATGCTTCTATCTGGAGACCAAATATCGAAGGAAAAGGAGGGACGGCACCGACATGGGAACGGAAAAGAAGAACACAGCGAAAAACAGGAAGCCCCAGAGCAAGAGCAAGTACGAGACCCACGTGTTGCCGAACCTCGACAAGATAACCAAGTGGGCAAAAGAGGGTGCCACGGCAAAGGAGATTGCCTCCAAGCTGAAAATCGCCTACTCCACCTTCCGGAAGTACCTGGATGACGGTGAGAAGGGTGACGAGAGGTATTCGGCACTTTCGGCCGCTTACGCGCAGGCGTGCGAGGTGCCCGATGAGGAGGTGGAGGCGGCTCTGTTCCGTCGCTCCGTGGGATACACGGCGAAGGTGGCAAAGACCTTCAAGGTGAAGGTAACGGAGTATGACGAGAACACGGGACGGAAGATACGCGAGGTGGAGAAGCTGGTGACGGGCTATGATGAAGTCCACGTTCCTGCCGATACCAACGCCATGATATTCTATCTGGTCAACCGCAAGCCCGACCGCTGGCAGAGAGA